TATCTTTTCTTTTGCTTTATCTATAATTTTCTTTAGTAAGGTCATAATTAATCCTCCATATCGCTAATTACAGCTGACTCAGGAACTTCTGCTGAAGTATCCCAAACTAGTTCATCTTCTTTATCTTGTTGTAGTTCAACTTCTTTAAATGTCTTAAGCCAATCTGCTACATTATTATTGTATGCTTGACTAATAAGCTTATCTAAAAATGCTTGTTCTACTTGTTTCTTTTCCTTTTCCGTCATAATATCTAATACTACAAATTCATAATTCTTTTTAAAACTATAACAACTATTCAATCTAGAACAATTGTATCTTCCAGAATTTACATCACTAGATCCATCATGCCAATGCCCATATAAATGATATTTACTCTTTCCAAAGGAGAAAACATCTAGAGCTTCATTACAAAATGGATTATCATGTGTTAGTAGTATATCACATTGTGGTATATCTTCGTAAGTATCAAATCTACTAAATGCCCATCTGTCCTCTTGAAATTCAATTGGTTTAATCCAAGGAGATCCGTAGAATTTAATACCTTCATATATATACATTTCATCTATAAGAAATACTAATTTGCCTTTAGATAAAACTTGCATATAATCTTTAAAAGAATTCCATTCATTTAATTTATACTTATATTCTAAGTAAAAATCATGATTACCTGGTATGACAACTACCTTCTTACAAGGTAATTTATCTATCCATTTTATGAATTTTGTTTCCCACCAATGTTTAGATGCTTCAATATTTCTTTGAGCATTTAATGTTACTATATCACCACATATACATAGTACATCACACTCAGGTATATTCTCAATGAGATTACCATGTATATCACTTATACCGCATATTTTCATGTTTATATAACTTAAAAGGCTAGAATATATCTAGCCTTATTTGTTTTCATGCTGCATCACAACATTCGTAATCATCATCACTATATTCATTATCTTCATTATCATACTCATCGTCATATTCTACAGTATCACTAACTTTAGTTGGTATATTTTTAGTAGAGATATTCATAATGTTTATGATTTCCTGAAGACTAATATCTTCATCTTCTAGCATTTTGACTTCACTTATGAAAGAAACAATGTTATCCATAGAAAGTAGTTTAATATTTTCTTTACAGAATTTTACCACTTCTTCTTTGTTCTTAATACCAAAATCATCAGCTAGCATAGGTAAGAATGCAGCATTTT